ATTTCCTGAGGTGTCGATCCCCTTGATCCAGTACCGCTGGCCGATGCCGCGTTTGACATCTTTGGTGAGATAATGCGTCCCCTGCTGAAGTGTGATGAACTCCGCGCTTTCCCAATCAAGACCGCGCCGGATCTCATACCCCCAGACATCCACATCCGGAATCGGCGTCCATCCGAAATACAGCATGTCCCTGTTGCGGTTAACCAGAAACGACGGCACATCCGAAGGCGGGGCCGATTTGCCGACAATCGTGATCGTGCTTTCAGGCGCGGAAGCCAGCGAACTTTCTTCATTCAGGGAATCGAGCGACGTCACCTTGACCTTGTAGGTCTGATGGTCGACGATATCTCCGATGATCCTGAAATTCGTCCCTGAGGTTTCTCCTCGCGCGCGCCAGCTTAAGCCGTCATCGTCGCTGATATAAATCTTTGCCTTGGCGTATGACTTGACGAAATGATCCACATAGGCCGGGCGGTCAAACCAGACATCAATGGCGTTTTCGATCGTTCCGTCTGTCTTCTTCACCAGCGACTCGGTCAAGCTGAGGTTGCTGACGGCCGGGATCTCGCTTGATAAAGACGAATAATTATTCTGCGGCAGGATGATGTCCGAATCGTCATACACCGCCTCGTTATACTCAAGCGCGGATATCTGAACCTCGCTCTTGCCTTCGCGCTGGATCGCCACCACCCTGAAATCTTTTTTGACCTTGCTCGTTTCGCCGATCGCAAAGACATCGAAAACCTGCGGGTCCTGCGAGAACGCTTCGCACGAAACCTCCGTATGGGTTCCGGTCGGCGACGTGATAAGCCTCTCTTCGATCGTATCGTCAGAAAAACGAACCTGAATCTTGTAGGACTTGCCGTCCTCGATAACCATGGAGCGATCTAATTTGACAAGCACATCGGTACTGCCGTCCTGCACCCGGCCGGAGAAACCCCACTGCGGAACATCGTGCGATATCGAAATAACATCCCCAGCCTGACAAGCGATCGCATCAATCCCTGCCTTAAACGTGACCGAACGGTTGATATACCGCGCCACCTTTAACGCGTAACGCGCCGCGCGGATCGCGTAGCTTGCGCCGGTCGTAAAAAGCCGGATCTGGCTTTTACGCATCGGCTCACCTGAAGCCAGCGACTCCTCATCGATATAAGCGATCGTTTCCTGCTGATAGTTTTTCTCTTTATCGGTGAACTGAACCTCGATAACGTTCGGCACTTCTTTCATTGTCTTCCAGCTCTGCGCAAACGTGTCCTTGACGATATTGCCCATGCCGAATAACTGGGTCGGATTCGTGATCTTGTCGATCTTGAATGCCAAACCGCCCACGCTGTAGACCGGCATGGCATTGAACGTGGCGCATAATTGAATGAGAACATCAAGCGCCCTATTGTTACTGTCAATAACCACATCCATCCTGAACCGTTTCTCGTAGCCGCCCTGACCGTCCGCAACTTTCTCCTCGCAATACTGCGACATTTCAAGAAGCGAAGCATTATCCAGATTTCCGGATGAAATAAACTCGCCCAGCCCGAAACGGTTGCTGATAATAAAATCCCGCAGGCACCAGACCGGATTCGCCGAATACCTCTGGGCAAACGTCACTCCGTCCCACGAAAGCAAGGTGTCGTCTGCAAGCAAACGGTAATCAGCGCCGTCCCAGTAATAATCTTCCCAGTCAGCCGGGTCCGTGCCGTTTCTGACATCCGGAACCGAAACCTTCCGGCCCTTTATAATCGAGGTGATGTTCGGCATGGATCCGGAAAGCTGGTCTGTCGCCAGAAGCTGAAGCCCTAAAAGCGCGGTGTTCGGATAGCTCAAATCGTCTGTCTTGAGTTCATCAATCTGAAACAAAAGAAGATCGCCCTGTTTTAAGGGCTGAAGCGAACTATCCTCGCTGGTGCGGGTAATGCGGATATCGTACTGGCCCGGCGTAAGACCGGCCTTGCGGAATACACGCCTGACCGATGAACGCGACTGCGCCGAAATCGTCGTCTCGCCCAGATCGATATACGTTCCGGATGAATGCTCTTTGTATTCGACACGGTAGGTAACGCTCCAGCTCTGGATATCTCCGGAACTGGAATTCTGCTGATAAAGGCCGTTATTAAGCCGCAGATGGATCTCGAACGCCTCCACATCCAAATCAATGGTCGTATAAATGTAAGGATTGTTTTGTGTGAGGTTGGCGCTGACCGGATAAATATTGTGCAGATCCTCGAAATTCGGGATCATGCTCTGGTAATTCATGCCGAACCGTTTGTTGACCGCGACACCCTCGAAGTTGTCGATGGGATTATTATTTAGCTCGATACTTTCTATCGATTCGATCTCGCCCTCGCAGACCGCCAAAAGCACATTCAAATAGTGCTTGTCCCCGTCTTCCCATAAAAACTGATTGATGATATTGCCGCCCACCCGATGCTCGCCGTAAACAACAGCCACCGGCACCCCGACCTCCTGAATAGTCTGCACACCGTCCCAGCCGTAAGTAGGCGATCCCTCATCCATGCCTGTCCCGCCTCCCAGATTGAAATCCGGCATCTTCGGCTGGTTCATGTATTGATAAACGGCATACCCCATCGAAAGAACAAAGAACGTGAAAAGAAACGGATGCGCCACCGCGGCCGCCCAGATTGCCGAGACAATAAACGAAACAACGGCCACAACCGGCGCTTTGACTTCAGGTGCCACCACGATCTCATCTCCCTCTTCAATTCGCGAATCCAGATCTTCGATCCGCCTGCCGGTAACGATGACCCGCTTGTCTTTGTATTCAAACCCGGAATTGTCGAGATATTCGCGCACGCTCTTGCTTCTGGAATAGGTGAACTCCAGAACCTGCGCCTCTTCCGGCTTAAAGGGATTGTCGATATTACGAACGGATATCATTTTTCAACCTGTAAAACCCTTCTGTTTTGCCTCTCCATGAAACATCATCGAGCCGCGACACCACGACCCCCTGACGGCAACAATGGATAAAACGCCTTTTCGAAAGAACGATCCCCGCGTGGTTTGCCACGCCTCTCGAATTGACGAACAATATCCCGTCCAAAACCTGCGGAACCGCCACCCTCTCCCAATCATGACCACAATGCTCCTTGAAATAATCTTTGCCGTCTTGCCCCCAAACCCGGCTGTATTCCAGATCCTCGATATCAAAAAGCCGGTATCCCAGATCCGCATACGCAAGCTTGAGAAACCCCCAGCAGTCCAGCCCTTCCATCGTCCGGCCCCGGTGGCGGTACGGTATCCCGAGATACTTGCCGATGATCGCCTTTTCTACATCACGTAAATTCTGCGCGTCGGCACGGACGGAAACGCCCCGAACCGGTGATAATTCTCCAGCACCTTGCACCGCTGTTTGGTTTTGTTGCATGAAACCTCTCCTCCGATATACCCGCATTCGGACGACTTAAACTTCCACGCGCAGTAATTGCGCGCGTACCTGCGCGCGGGCAGATCAACACCCAGAACATCAAACTTACCGGTTAAGGTGAACTCCACGTTCTTCTGGTCTGCCGTATAGCTGTCGATATAGAAAACGTCATCCATATGCGCATCCGGATCCGCCAGCCGATCAACCCAGACCATGCGGATCGTTACTTTCTTCCCGCGCAAATCGAACTGCTCCAGATAAAGCTGAATAAAACGCGACACATTCCCAAGCCGCACCTTGACCTGATCGATCTGCCCCTGATTGTTTTCGCCGATAAACTCATGCGTAACCGGGAACTTCGAATAAACCAGACCCTGATACGTCACGTCCTGATCGAACCCCGCGATCCTCAAATCATTAATGGAGTCGTACTTTTCGAGGACGTATAAAAAGATGGGCGCATTCTCCTGCTTTGATTTCTCGCTGATAAATGAGGGGCTGACATTTCTCGGCATTACTTCACCTCTATAAAATCGAACTCGAAGTCGTACACCTCGTACGCCTTCATTGTGTATTTAAAACTGTCCTCGGCAAACCGAACCGTATACTCCAACGCATCGTTCGGGTTCGTCCATGTGAACGCCATAAACGAGCCGTACTTCGCGGAAAAGAAATTCCGCACCATTTCCATATCCGCCTTTGACCGGCTGGAAAACCTGAGCCGCCATTTATGTAACGGCGCCGCCCACTTGCGCCTGCGCTGTTCAACACCGCTTTCAAACTCTGAAATAAGCGTCTTGTTTTCCAGCGTCTCTTCGAAAACGAAATCCGGTAAATAGCTAAAATCACTCATGCGTAACTCCTGATCACCGAACGGATCTTCCCGTTGTTGTAAATGTCATCAGCAATAGCGTTCGACAGCATCTTGCGGTTGCGCCAGACATCCTGCGCGTCCCACGCCTGAATCACCTGATTGACGTTGATCGTGACACCTTCCCCGCGCATAGATTCACCGCGGTTAAGCGCGCGCA